GTAGCTGTTATTGGTAGTGTTAATTTATATGTTACTGAATTAAGTGAATAATGAGTATATTAAGATCAGTAGATAAAGATGGTACAAAGTACTTCTTTGAAGAAGATGGTAAAATTACTGTTAAAAATTCACAGAATACAAATGCAATCTTAAAAAAAAATAAAGAGTTATATAATCAAGGTGACTCTGGTTATAATGTTGGAAAAGATATGAAACGAGTTGCAAGTATTCCAACGCTTGTATTAACTCTTTGGGCAAAAGAATATAATGGTTCTAATAGTTGGTTTGGTTTACCACAAGAAATTAGAAACAAAATATTAAAAGAAAAATTAAACAGCAGTGACTATAGATATTTTAGAACTGCATCAGGTAAATTTTAATGGCACTAAGTACATTTACAGAATTAAAATCATCTATTGCAAATTTTTTAAATAGATCAGATCTTACTACAGAAATACAAGATGATTTTATAAAACTTTGCGAAGCAGACTTTAATGCAAAGCTAAGAATTAGACAAATGGAACAAATAGATGATGTAACTATTAATTCAGAAACTGTTACTGTTCCAACTGGTTTTATTGCAGCTAGATCATTTCATATATTATCTAATGGTACTAAATTTAATTTAGAATATATTTCACCTGGCAATCTATTTAAAATTAAAGGAAGTAGTACAACTGGTATGCCTAGAGTATATAGTATAGAATCTGATAATGGCACAGAAAGTTTTAGATTTGCTCCATCACCTGATACATCATATACAGGTAAGCTGCAATATTATAAAGCCTTTAATCCTTTATCTAGTTCAGTGGCTACAAATTATATTCTTTCAAGTCATCCTGCTATCTATCTTTATGGTAGTTTATATCACGCATCTAATTTCTTGGGGGGTATCGAACCTAATCAACAAGCACAATGGTTAGCTATGTTTCAAACAGCTTTAGAACGTTGTGAAAACAATGATAGAACAGATTCATATGGTGCATCACCAACAGTACAAAGAACAGATGTAGGAACAGATTTATCTTTTTATAGAAGAAAAGGATCTAGTTAATATGCAAGTTGCTTTTGGAGAATGGCTACCTGACCAACCTAAACATAATAATCCTGGGGCTAATGTAGCTACTAATGTATATCATGCACTTAAAACATATAAAAGATTCCCTTCTCTTGTTAGTTATAGCTCGAATAATATTGGAGCTAATGCTAGAGGTGGTGGTTCATTTAGAAATAATTCAGGAGCAGTTTTTAATTTTGTTGCAAAAAATACTGACATTTATCAATTAACTGGTGGAACGTTTACATCAAGAAAAGGATCACTTACAGGTGGAGATACAGACTTTTGGACATTTACACAATTTGGTAATCATGTTGTTGCAAGTAATGGAGTAGATGCACCTCAATATTATTTGATGGGAACATCAACAAACTTTGCAAATTTATCAACAATAGCAACTGATGGTACACCTCCTACATTTAGAACATCAGGAGTTATAAGAGATTTTTTAGTTACAGGTAATCAAGCAACAGCACAAAATAGAGTTCAATGGTCTGGTATAAATGATATTACAACTTGGACACCAGGATCTAAACTTGCTGATACACAAGACTTACCAGGTTCAGGTGGTGAGATTGTTGCTATAACTTCTGGAGAGATTGGTTATGTATTTAGGCAAAATCAAATCGTACGTATGGATTTTGTTGGAGGCGCAACAGTATTCAGATTTTCAGTGGTATCTCCAAACAGAGGTGCAGTTTATGGACAAACAGTATGTCAAGATAATAGGAGAGTTTTCTTTTATGCAGATGATGGTTTTTTTGAATTAAATGGAGATAGTATAGTTCCTATTGGTGCAGAAAAAGTTAATCGTTTTTTTGATTTAGATTTAAACAAAGCATTTAGTGATAGAATAGTAGCTGCAGTAGATCCTTTTAATCAATTAGCTTTATGGCTATATCCTTCTGCATCTAATACAACTAATACAACTGGTATATGTGATAGATTAATTATTTATAATTATGCTACACAAAAATGGTCATTAGCAGAATCTAATGCCTCATTTATATTTTCACAATTTGTAGGTGCATATACTGTAGAATTAATGGATATTATTTCACAAAACTTAGAAAATATTAATATAGCTTTAGATACTGATTTTTGGAGTGGTGGTCAAAAATATTTAGGAGCAATAGATAATAATTTTGAAGCAGCTATATATTCTGGCACAGCTAATATAGCTGAAATGGAAACAAGTGAATTTGAAGTATTTCCTGGATTAAGAGCTAGTATACAACAAGTTAGACCAATAGTAGATGCTTCATCAAATGTAACTATTAAAACAAGAGATAGATTAGCTGATACATCTACAGAATCTAGTTCTGTTTCTATGAATAGTACAGGTATTAATCCTGTAAGACAATCAGGAAGATATTTTAGAGCTAATGTAAAAATTCCTTCAGGCACAACGTTTACTCATGCACAAGGTATTGATATAATAGCAAGTAAAGCAGGATTAAGATAATGGCAGATCTTACTGAAAGAAATATAGATAACGTTAGATATTCTTTTGAAACTCAAGAATTTTTTCAAAGACAATTAGAAGAATCTGTCAATAGCTTAATAAATAAAAATAATGTAGAGACTGACAAAGTTTTTACATGGTTTATGTCTTAGGAGATACATGGCAGGTATAAAAGATTATTCAACAACAGCAGCTAATAATACTTCTATTGGAGGAGTTAGTGTTGCAGAAGGTATGTTGCCTTCAAATATTAATAATGCATTAAGAGCTATTACTGCTGATATTAGAGAATATTATAATGATGCACAATATGTAATTTATGGAGATGGAGATGCAGCATTTACTATTACTTATGCGAGTGCAGGTTCTTTTACTGTTTCTGGTGCAGATGTAACTACCTTTTATCATACTGGTCGTAGAATCAAAGCAGTTGGATCATCTACTGGCACAATATTTGGAACAATAACAAGTTCATCTTTTTCAACAAATACTACAGTTAATGTAACTTTTGATAGTGGATCTTTACAAAATGAAAGTTTAACTATTTTTCTTGCTATACTTACTAAGACAGGCAATTCTATTCCAGCAGATGTTATAGATGGAACTAAAATTGCAGATGACAGTATTAATTCAGAACACTATGTAGATGGAAGTATTGATACAGCTCATATAGCAGACTCACAAGTTACAACTGCTAAGATTGCAGCAGACGCTATTACAGGAGCAAAGATTGCAGATGATGCAATTAATAGTGAACATTATACTGATGCATCTATTGATACTGCACATATAGCTGATAGCCAAGTTACTTTAGCTAAACTTGCAAGTGACTCTGTAAATTCAGCTAAAATTGTAAATGATTCTATTGTTAATGCAGATATTAATTCTAGTGCTGCTATAGATGCTACAAAAATACATGACGGTACAATATCTAATACAGAGTTTGGTCATTTAAATGGAGTATCAAGTGCTATTCAAACTCAACTAGATGCTAAACAAGCATCAGATGCAGAACTTACAGCATTAGCTGGATTAACTTCAGCAGCAAATAAAGGTATTCAATTTACAGGTTCAGGTTCAGCAGCTACCTATGATTTAACTACTGCTGGTAAAGCATTATTAGATGATGCAGATGCAGCAGCTCAAAGATCAACTTTAGGATTAGGAACAATAGCAACTCAGGCTTCAAATAGTGTATCTATATCAGGAGGAAGTATAACAGGTCTTGGAGATCCATCTTCTTCTGCTGATGCTGCTAATAAAAATTATGTAGATCAACTTATTGCAGGACTTAGAACTAGAATAGTTTGTGAAGTTGCAACAACTGGAAATGTAGATTTAAGTGCTGATCTTCAAAATGGAGATACTATTGATGGTGTAACTCTTGCAACTGGAGATAGAGTATTAGTTAAAGATCAATCTACTGGATCACAAAATGGTATTTATACAGCAGTTTCAAGCGGTACTGCAAGTAGAGATACTGAATTTAATACAATAGCAGAATTATCTGGTCAAATGGTTGTTATCAATCAAGGATCAGCAAATGACAATAAAATATTTTTATGTACTACAAATAATACAGCT